GACAGTTATAACAGGAGACAACAGTAAGACAGAAATATCGTGTGACGATGATAAGACAATAGTATTAGAAGATAAAGAACGAGCTGTTATAAAACATGGGGACAATAGTAATACTTCCGTCACAGATAAAAAAGTTATGAAAAATTTGTTAGAACTTTCTAATAATCACGATAAAATTATGGAAGTATTGACTTGGTTTGAAAGTGACAAAGATAAGACTAACGTCATAGAAGTTAGAGAAGGAATTAAAATAGATTTACCACAAGAAAAAGATACAGAGTTTAGAAAAACAGTTAGGATTAATGATGCTGTTTGGAATTTATTCTCTGAATTTTGTAAAGAGCATAAGGAATTCAAGCAAAAGGATTTACACAGCCAAGCTTTATTGGAATATATAGAAAAATATAAGAAATAAAAAGAGCTTTGAATTTCTCCAAAACTCTTAGTTCGTAAAAATATTCTATTGCCAAAAATATCCATAAATATCTATAAGTATTGATTTATAAGGTTTCATGGATATAAGTAAACACTAATACTAAATATTACGAACTAATTATTTATTAAATCGTGTTCTATATCTGCAAAACTATTTCCGTAAGTAAAGCCTACTATTCTAATACCATTAAATGTTTTGAGTGTTAGATCTTTATTATAGGCCCTTTTATAATAAGCAAACTTACTATCAAAATTCTTATTTTCATTTATTATAATCTCAGGTTTAGGGAATCCCTGCATTTGAATTTTTACACCTACATATTTAGCATCCTTATGGCTTGCAGCATTAAAACATTTTTCTAAATTTTCAATTGCTAATTTCATTTTTTATATTCCTCCATTTAATTTAAATTTAAAAGGCACCCTTAATCGAGTGCCTTATAACTTACCTTCATTCTTTAATTTTTCAATAGTCTTTTCCTCCTGGATGAATTCTTTCATTTTAGCAGCTACGAAAGGAGATATCATAATTCCTTTTTTAGCTCCATATTTTTTGAATTCTGCCAGTACATCTGGTGGAAGTGTGATATTTATACGCACCGCCTTCTCTCCCAATATAGCCACCCCCTTAGGAATGATTATATATCTTTAAATTTCATATGTCATTTTTATACATATTAATACACACTTATATATATTTATAAGTATAAATATATACGCAAAAATATTCTATTGTGTAGCATATTCTTCACCAGTTATGGTTTTATAATCCTGTAATGTTATAACTCCCCATTGTGCTGCATCATGTACATCTTGCTTTTCTAAATATCCCATTTGATAAAAAACTCTATAAAAATCAAACATTTGTACTTCCTCCTTGTAATTGTGCTATTTTTATATTTAAATTAGATACAGTGCCTGCTAATTGCTGTATTAATGCATCTTTTTTTGCATTTGCTACGCTTAAATCTGCTATAGCTTTTGCTGTATTTTGTTTACCCAGTTGTTCATTTATTATATTTATATTTACATACTTTCCCATGAAATCATCTCCTAACTTACTACATATGCAATTTTATCTATTTTAGCATCTTTACCGTCTATTTCTAAATCAACTTTGTTATCTTCCACATTGTCTACTTTGTAAATTAACTTTTCATTATCTACTTCTGTAAGATTTGCATTATTTCCATTTATTTTTGGATTAAATTTATATTTCATTAAAGCGTCTGTTACGGTTATAGTTATTGGTTTATCTAATGTTATAATATATTTCTTTGTCCAAACTATTGTATAACATCCATCTGAATCCACAGTATCAGATACCAAGATATCAGATGACAGATTACAAGCGGGGCGAACCCCCAAGTAACCACCGCCGGCACCGCCGTAGCCCAGAGAACCGTCAGTGCTCACACGGCGGACATAGCCCGAGTAGGAGGAGTGCGGAGAGCGAAGCCACCAATACCATGCATTGGCTATTGCGGAAGGCTTGTTATTACTTTTAGTGTTGGAAAAAGCTTGCTGGGTTAAATAAGCAAGCCTGCTGGTAGCGTCTGAAAATAGTGCTAGTTTGTTACCTTCAGCTATATTATTTTCATTTCCAAGCCCAACTTCTGTAACGGAGGGTAAAAATATCTTATCTGTTATGGATTCGCTTGACCCTCCATCTGTAACTGTATTTTTTGCGGTAGTTAATGATGTGTTTAAAATGCTTGTCAGTTCTTGTTGATTGAAAAAATTTAAAAATCCATCTTTGGTGTTATAGCCTGTTGTTGTATTCATGTTTGCATCAACAGGCGGTGCATCATGGTTATTGGTATTGGCTGTTTCATCAGTTAAGTTTTGTGCTGTGAACCACGTATTTGCCAATCCACCAGAGTTTAACCACTGTCTTAAATTTGCAGTTCTGTATCTATTACTACCGTAACTAGTTCTATTGCTATCTGCATTTCCCGATTCTTTTCCGTCAAAGCCACGTAAGTCTATTATTTTTTCTGTTATTAATGTAACAGAGTTTGTAGGATACCCAGAATGATTTTTATCTGCTATTTTCCATATTATAGATTGCTTACTTTCTGTCTCTACTTGATATTGCCCGAATTTTATTTTACTGCCTACTGCTAAATTTGCTATAGATTGTGTCATTTAATCACCATCCTTAAAAATTTCTTTATATTTGCCAATTTTATATTTATTATTTTTAAATTGGTAGAGTAGGTAATTTGTGAATTCAATGGCATTTACTTCATATTTTGCCGTAGAATTTTTATTTCTTTTACCTTTTCTGGCAATTAAGTAAGATTTGTATAAATGTTCAAATGTAAAGACTTCATCAAATGTCATTAAAATCTCCTTATCGTATATAGCTCCAGTATCTTAGAAACTTTTGCATCAATAATCATGTATTTACCTTTTTGGGAAGGATATGGGTTCCTTGGATGATGGTCTACTGTGTTCAACATAAGTTTACTAAGTCGGAGAAATCCATCTAATCGGGGCGAACTCCCAAGTAACCATTGTTGGCATTGTCGTTGTCCAGAGAACCGTCAGTGTTCACATTGCGGACATTGCTCGAGTTGGAGGAGTTCGGATTGCAACCCATACCCTATAAATTATTTACAACTTTTCATCCATGCGGCAGTAAGATATTTAACGTTTAAACAATGCTTACTCCATATCTCGCATTGGTGAAAATTAATATATTTTTCTTTTAAACACATCTCTATTAAAAACAAAAGTACTTTTATATTGCTTAAAATATTAATAAATATAGATTTACGTTCTTTAAGTAATAATTCATTTACTTTTAATAAATCTGTATAAATATCTAAAACTAAATTTTGTATCCTATTAACAAGTACAAATCTAACCTTTTTAGGGAATTTCTTGCCTTCAGTAATACTAAAAGTGTAATTTATTAATTCTTTTGCTTTTTTATAGGCAGTAAGTTCATTGTCTTGTTTCCTTCTATTCATTTGTTAGCCTTCTAACTGCACATTATTTACTATATAAATTTCTCCATTAAGATAAAATTTATCTCCAACAGTTATACTGTCTGGAAAGACTGTAGCCTCTATAGTGTTACTATTATTTACAGCCATATCTACATTAATGGATTGTCTTTCCGAATCATAAACTGCTAATTCTACAGTCTTAAATGAATCAAATTGTTGCTCTAAGAATTTTAACAACTGTTCTCCCGTAAATACCGCATCTGTATTAACTATATTTACTGTAGAATTTGTAGTATCTATATTTTCCGTATTTTTAAATAAATCATAAAATCCTATACCTGTTTTACTTAAAAAAGACATTACATCATTTTCATCAAGTTTTAATTTTATATCTAATATTTCTCTTCTAGCTTCAACATCATTTGTGCTTAAATTATTTATTAAGTCATTTAAATCAGCAAATTGTTGTATATTATCTGCCATTTGCGAAGCAAGTTGATTATTATTTAATTTAAATATTCTCTTATCAATTAAATCTAAATTTGTAATTGCGGTTGCTCCTGCTCCTACTTTTATATCATAAAGTAACATTCCTCCATCTGGTGTAGTTGGAGCTGTAGGATATATTTGTGCTGTACTATTTGTAGCAGTACCACTTACTATAGAAACAGTACCAGTAGTAGTTGCAACTGTTGGAGTATTCCCACCCCCTGCAACTTTTTCAATAAGAGTAATTATATTTGTAGATGAATTAGCAGTATATAAACCACTAATTGTACTATTAGCATTTAAAGCACTTACTAAATTAGTTGCTGTGGCTGTAGTATCTCCACCAACATCAAATTGATTACTTGTAGCATTAGATGCCACCGCAGTAAAGGTTACTCCGTTTATTGTAACTGTATCTGCTGGTGTACTTGTAGTAGCAGTGCCAGCAGTAATTACTCCTGTGCCAGTAGTTGTCATAGTTCCTGGTGTATCGCCATTGCCTGCTGTCCTTTCTGCAATTGTAACTATATTTGAATTTGCTGTAGCTGTAAAATTATCATTAATTGTAGAATTAGTATTTAAAGTGCTTGCTAAATTTGTAGCGCTTATCATATAATCTGCACCGACGTTAAACTGTGCACCTGTAGCCCCACTTGCTACCGCAGTAAAGGTTACTCCATCAAAAACCACCGTATCTCCAGAAGCAAAATTTGTACTTATAGTATAAGTATTACTTCCTGCTACTGCCACCTTTGCATTAGTATTTATCGTATAGTTCCTAGTGCCTGCTACTGCCGCAGTTCCTAACCCACTTGCTAAATAACTTGGTACACCACTAGCATTTATATAAACTATATCAGTTCTAGGTTTTAATGCGTCTGAAGCTGTAATTGGAATAGTTGTACTTGATGTTAAATTGACTCTTTTACTGCTTACTGGCATATGAGCACGGCCACTATTAACTAAAACGCTCATATTAGGTGTTGATTGTGCTGTAACTCCTAGTCCAGATATAACTCCATATCCTGTAGATTCTGGGACACTCTCTATTTTGTCTTGTATGTCTTGTGTTAATGAACGTTCTGCAACACTTCCATTTTGTAAGTTTGAACCATCTGCCATAATAGGAACATGATTTACAAATTTCCATATGTTATAAGTAATTTTTTCACCTGTAAGTAATGACCACCCCACTAATGAAACTTGTGTACCGTTTAAAGTATAGTTGTCTCCTAATTCCATCCTATCATTGCCTTTATAGAATAATTCTACATGGTCAGTATCAGGATTATATGGGCTTGATATTTGGAAACTTGTCGTATTATCCGCTGTAGCTGTAAAACTTCCAACTTCAAAGTTTACAGTGTTTTTAATTAATCCAATAGTAGTATCTATGCTATCATTTATTTCTTTTTGATTATTTCCAGATATAATTGCAAAAGTTGTTGACGTTGATGCAACCGCATAATCAAAAGTTGTGCTTGAAACTGTTGCCGTAACGTCCTGAGCATTTCCTACTGCGGCATTAATTTGATAATTCCATGCGAAAGCTCCCTTACTACTTGGGGCTATCCAATCTCCTTCTGTTCCTGCTGTAGCATATCCGTATAATATTTCGCCCTCGTCTGGGTCATTAGCAAATAGTCCTAACTCACAAATATACTTTCCTTCTGTTATATTATTGTTATTTATTGTACCTGAAATTACAGCTACTTTAAGTACTGTATTGGGAGTTATGGAACTTATAGAAACATCAAAAGCATATTGTTTTAAAGCTGTAAAAGTTGTTGGGTCGTCTCCGGTGGCTAATTGTCCAGAACCTATTTTCATTTTTGTAAAATTAAGTGGTTTTCCTGCTTGAACTTTGTTGTAAAGTGCTTCACCTTTTGTTGTTATTACCATATTATTAAAAACTGCCATTTATTTTTCCTCCCTTATGAGATTACGTTTGTAATATCTTGGCATACGATCATAGAAGAATAAGTTTTTTGACTGATTGGATATTTAGGATTTTCCATTGAAACTACGCTAGTAATGTTTTGACATACAACCATAGAAGAATAAACTTTGAAGTCTACTGGTGATTTCCCAATGAAATTTAAACGAACCCCTGACGGCTTGGGAACTATATACCCATTAGCTATCAAGAGTTCTCTTAATTCATCTAATACACCGTAAATTACTGCGGTCATACTCATATCTTGATTATCAATTAAATCTAGTCTTAAGTCTGAAAACATACCCTGCCAAATAGTTTGTATCTCTGGTTCTGTTCCTAACCAATTGTTTTTACCTATCTTAGCTTTTTGAATAAGTCTATAGGTATCATCATTAAGTAAAGGTGATATATCTGGTGTAGGTTGAAAATTTAATGTTCTACTAACTCCAATTAACTCGCCTAAAACATCTTGCTGTTTTCCTACTGCCTTATCTAAGTCAAAAGCATCATCCATCACAGATAAGCAATTATAAATACCATCTGTTTTAGTTAAAGTTGATGTTAGCCATTGTATAAATTTTGGCTTGTCTCTATGTTCACTTGTTACTCTATCTAAATACTTTTCTATAGCCATTTAGTCACCTTCTAAACTGGATTTACAGTTATGCTATCTATCTTGCCACGTGCTACTTCATAGAATAAAATGCTTATAGTATCATCCGAGGATTGAGGCTCACCATGTCTTGCCGCAGTTAAAGAGACAATAGAAAAAGCCGGATTTTTTAAATCCGACATTGAAGATAAAGCAGCTCCCCAAATTGAAGACAAAGGTAAATTAGTTCCTATTTGAAGACTATTTAAGTATTCAGCTACATTTGTTTTTATATCTGCTGTGTTCTCCGTTGTATAAGCATTTAAAGCCTTAATGTTTATAGTTACGTCTATGTCTACATAAGTAGGCCTATAAAATCTTCTTATAACTGGTTCATTAAAAGCATCCCACATTAAATTACCGCTTGAATCAGTTATTTGTATCTCTGTAGTTCCATTTGTGTAACATCCTGGGGTCTTCTTTAAATAAATTGTATTTGCTATGGTTTGACTATTTCCTCCTTCAACTACTGCCGTAATACTGTGAGGTGGCAATCCTCTTGCATCAACTTGGTTTGTATCATTCTCATATACTTGGTATCTTGTAACTCTTTCTATTTGAGCTATAGCACCTTTTATTCCATCTAATTCAGTTAATGAAGGTAAAGCTACACTAGTTTGCTGTCTTGCCCTTAATTCTGCGTCTGTTTCAACATATGACCCTAGTTCTGCCATGTCTGTATTTGTTACGCCAGTCCAGCCATACTGAGGATTATATATCTGTATAATGTCCCCGGGGTCTGCTTGAATTGGTCCGGGGATTGAACAAGCTAATAATAGATTTTCTGCTACTCCAGAATCGGGGATTATAATAGAAACGGGTAAATTCCATTGTATATTTCCTTTATCTAAAACTACTCCATTTGTAATTATAGAACCTGCGTATCCTGTTACATTTGCATGGCAAGTACTGTATTCTGCTTTTTTTCTTTTTATTCCATTTACTTTTACTATTCCATCAAGTCCTCCACCTATTGCAGTTCCGGGGCCACGATTGTTATAGACTTTCTGTGCTAATAGATAAGCATCATATATTTTTTCTGCATTTACAGCTATCCATTGATAGTCCTGTGTGTCTTCTCCCAGATACAAGTCCTGTCCAAATATGTTTTTACATTCTTGTATAAGCTGGTCTCTTATGTCTAAATAAGTAGGTATGTTTAATCCACTTGAATCGACGAATGGCTCAAAGTACATATCCTAGTCCCCCTTTCCTAGAAGGTTTTTGCTACTACTATATTCCCAAACGGTGTCTGTACATTACATTGGAAAGAATAACTTCTAGCTTCTCTGTTAAAACTACTTGTATAATCGCTTATACTTGTTACATTCTCTGTATCTGTAATTCTCTTTTTTATAAGAGAATCAACTAAATCTATATGTTCCATTGTTCCTGTATTTCCTATAATCTGTTGAAACATTGGCAAACCATTTTCCAAATCTTCCCACCACTCATTTTGAAATAACATTAAATTTGTCTTTATGGCTTGTGCCACGGCATATACGCCATAAGTTATATTCTGTTGGCCACGTCCGAAAGAATAATCTCCATTAACATCAAGCATGCGGTAGCGCATCGGATCACTTCCTTTTGAGCAATAAAAAAGAGACGCTTTCGCATCTCTTAAATTTCAAACTATTTGTTTTTGCTGTTTAATCATATTTTTAACTAATTCTACGGTTATCATATTAAGTTCTTCAGTGCTTAACTCATTAGCGTTAAATATTGGTCTATCTACTGTCCTTGAAGCAAATACTAAACTTCCGTTTTTATTCCACTCAGGTATATTACATTGCTTTCTCACATCACTCCTTCCGAACAGCCTAAAAAATTTATAAGCTCCATGAAGGTGTTTTCATAATAGAGTGGTTGTGTCTCTTTTTCTGAGCCTTTATCATTTACTAAGTTTTTGCCATATTTTAATCCTTTTTCAGTTAAAGTCCAATACTTCTTAGTTCCTTTTGTTGATTTTCTTTCGTTTTCTTCTAAAAATCCATGTTCAAGCATTAATTTGTTGAATTTAATAGTGCTCATAGATATGTCAAATTTTCTTAGAAGGCTTGTAGCAGATGTGCCAGCTTTTTCATCTACATATACAGGAAAATATGCTGTACTTAATCCTTGAGATTCATTAAAATTTCTTAATATCTTTACTGTAGACGCCTTACTAGGTTTCAATAAATCTACTACAAGTTTAAGACCTTGTTGTTCTAACTTTAGTTTTTCAATTTTATCATCAAAATTTACTACATTATTTTCTTCAATATGTTGTTTTATTTCTTGCACTTTGAAATAGCTTTTTACAAGTTGCCTTTGGACTTGCCATGACAATTCGTCTTGCATTGGTTTAGTCATCATTAAATATCCACTTTCTGTGAACACTGGTATATTCTTTGAAGCATTTAGTGCCTGAGTTGTAACTTCTCCGCTGTGGTTTAGAGTCACAGCAAAATCGCTTTGCTTTTCAAGTAAATAGAAATCCTCATTTTCAATTAGATATTTTTTATCTCTCTCAAATATTTTCCTTATATCTCGGACATCTCTATTATGCAATCTTGCAATATCCCATAAAGTGACAACTCGTTGTTTTTTATATTCTTTCACCATTAAATTATCATTATTAATAGCTATAATTTCATTACTCATACATTATCCTCCTTTTGATTTATCCAACCAAAAATGATATAATGTATTTACCAATTTTGATTGGGTACTGAGATAGTCTGTAATCGCCAAATTACAAGAGAGACTATCTCTTTTATTTTTTGCCTATTTCACCATACAAATCTTTTTTAATAAGCTGAACTATATAATCTTTAAGTGAAATTCCTCTTTTAGCAATATTAATTTTTATATCCTTATGCAAAGCGTCATCAATTCGTATGGTAATAGTTTTTTCTGCCACATTCTCACCTCCTGCATTTAGTATATACTGCAATACTGCAAATGTCAAGAGGTAATATATTAGCAATTGCCTTTTATATATTGATTTCTTATTAATTGTCAAGATCCTTTATATATTTTCATAAATTCCGCTTTTTTCATAACTTGAATTTTCCCATTATAATAAACACGCCTTGGGAATTTGACAAAATCTATATTAACTACTGATTCTGCATAGCACCTGCATCCATCACATTCGCCTGCATTATATTCTCCTATAAATGGTTCTCCAACTAACCTTTCTGGAGAAGGTGGTTCATTAAAATTAATTACTAACCCATCCATTTTTCTATGAGATTTTCTAACTTTGCTATCACCAGCAGTACGCCAAATATACCAATTAAGTCCTAAATCTTGGCTTCTATTTTGATTGAAACTTGCTGAACATGCGCTGCATATTGTAAACGTAATTTTTCGCATATCTTTGTTTGATATGTCGAAAAATTTATTTTGTATATCTTCACATATACTTTCTGGTCGCCTACCTTTAAAGTGTTCATTTATTACATGATATACAATATTCTTTGGAATATTCTCTGGGAAAAACTTCATTATCATATAATTATTTTTTACTTTTTTATATATCTTTTCATATAAAGAATAATCTAATTCTTTCTTTATTTCTTTATACATTTCATTTCCTTTAGTAGCTTTTATAGATGCTTCCCTCCATGTCTTTGGCTCAGAATTTGTTCTTCTTATACTAGGAAGTACTTCTCCAGTTACCCATCTTCTAAAAGGTCTTGCGTT